TGGTCACCAACAAAAACTCCAGGAAGAGAATAGCTAATCTTGTTCGACTGAACGATGTTTGGGGACTGGTATCCAGGCTCCAACATGTAAGGATCAGACTTGTAAAATTCGCGAACTTCGCGAAGATACTTCTGGTCATTGAGCATCCAGTCGTGGACAGAATAAGCATTCTTGGCACCCTCGTAAATAAACCCAAATAGTCCACCTGTCGTAGCTCCGTACGCCAGGTTTTTCGCACTGTTGATGGTTTGATTACCATACAACACGGCTGTGCCGGCCGCAGAAGCCACACTTCCGAGTCCTTTGACGGTCTCTTCATAAATGACATCTGCGGCTCGACGTTGTTGAGAGCCTTCTTTAAATCTAGCGTAAGCTGAATCATGCAAGCGACTAGCACGATCCAACGCATCTACGGGTTTGGTTTTACCAAACTCCACAGACGGTTGAATCTTGCCATCGCTCCAATATGGTCCGGTATAATTATCCATATCGAAGCCTACCCCCAATGTTCATGAGGGTAGGCTTCATGGCAATAATACTCAAGCTCACCGTAATCAATTGGTTTAGGTATGGCACGCTCGATGATCTCTTGCTCATCCGGTGTGTACCCCCACGCAACGAAAACGTCATATCTAGCTTCTGGTATGATGGTTTCGAACTCAGTATTCAAGTCCTGCATCAACATATGTATGCCGGTCTTGAAACTAACGTTGTCTCGCATCTTACCGCTTGTGGCACCATTAGCTATGTAGTTCTTGTAAAACTCCATTGCAATCGGCACTCCACGGGTCAATGCCAAGCCGCATTGACCAACAGCTCCCAACCACTCACGCATCAATTTCTCGGTGGTGAGTGGGACTATACTTAGGCAGTCCTTTGACAGACTTTGGGGTAAATTGCGCACCATAATAGGACCGTTGATGGTCCTAATACAATGCATTTGGCAAAACTCGATGGCGGCTAAGTCATAGCACGGGTCCTCCACTGTCATCCGGAAACCCATTTCAAGAAACCAAGTGTCTAATCCCTCAGTAAACTTGCTCAAGTCTTCTCTTTCCATGAATACAACACAATCATCACCGTTGTTTGCAAGCTTGATATCTACTCCTCGCTGTCGCGAGTAAGCATATATCATACCACACATGATGATGCAGTTGCCGAGAGCAGTGTTCATATCACCACTGAACCGTTTTCCACGTACTTCATACTTGAGACTGCCATCGTCGCAATACCCCCTACCTATATTACGGATCTGCCAACTAAGCAACTTAGCCAGCTTACTACATCCGTAGATCGAATTGTATATGCTATGCTCCCATTCCAATACTGGGGCACTAACGTGCATATCAAACTTCATTGCATCCAATCCAATGGCAACTGGCGCTCTGAATGAGTGCCACTTTCCTGAGAGGATGGTTGCAACTTCTTGTACATTGTATCCTTTAATGACGGTTGGACCATCACCGAAGATTTTTGCAATGCGTTTGTATATTCGATGCTCTATAGGCTTGATATAAGCACCCACCTCAAGATTATATCTTGGATTACGAGGTTGGATGCACCTGGGTGCCTTCCCAGGATTTACTTTTTCGCACTTAACAAATGCGACACTAATCGAATCACTCCTATTAACGGGGAACTCCTCAAGGGAGTCTCTCGCATTAGCGTAAATGGTGTGCTTACGACCCTTGTACATCTCGACGGTTTCATCGAGGGAAATCGGGGTGGCATGCCAACCATGAACTAACTTACTGCGAAAATCACGTAAAGTATTATTAACGTGACCCTTGTTAGGTACGGGCGGTTCGACAAACTCATTATTTACTTCACAATAGTACATACGAGTAAGCAACGCTGTTTTCAGTGTCCTGATATCAGCGTTGTTGGTGCGTAGGTTGATCTCAGGAGCGATTCCACCAAGTGCATAAAGCACTCGCTCCCTACATGGCGCCTGGTTATAAGTTACCGCGAGACCTGGGTGTTCTAAGTCAGTGTCCTGACTGCACCCCGGTAACCTAACCAAGCGACCTCAACAACCTTCCACGGGAGAGAACCAACTGAACCAGTTGGTATTCCCTCCCGCCCTACGCCACCTGACATGCAAGCTACGTCCCCACTTCTCTGCCAGAAGTTCATCACTACCTGGGGTCAAAGCCCCTTCGATGACCAACGGCAGAATTGCCTGTTGGTGGGTGGGTCGTAGCCCATGAGCCTCCATAAGTCCACGCGCCACACGGCGAATAACCATACGGTTGGCCTCCTTATCACTAAGGGTTCCAACCTTGGCCTTCACTTCTGCGATGACGCATTTAATATATGAAGTCTTATCACCACGTTGTCTGGGCAACCTCCTATGCCGTCTTTCCTTGACGGGAGTGTTGTCGAGTTCAAGGCCCTCAACCAACACTGCTCGGGTATTGACCTCGTCCATGGTGTCAATGTCCAATTCGGGGCGATCCGCCATTGTGGCTACAATATTGAATGCTTCATCTTGTAGCGGATTCACCCACATTCTGCGTACGTGAGTACTAGCGTCCCTGAACAACCCAGGAGCAAGATTCTCTATGGCAAGAGTCTGCTCGTCGTTGAGGTTATCTAGTATCTCCCTCGCAAGTCTTCTATCCAACATACACTGTTTGTATATCTCCAGCAACTT